AACTGTAGTGGATCATGCCCCTACTATTAATAGTGCAGTAGCTGTTGATCTTAAAATAGACAAGATGACTTTGGATTTCCTAAACAAAGGTTTAGGTGATGATCTGTTCATGTCTGCTAAAGACGCTACTCCAGAAGAGGACTTTGAAGCTGATCAAGAGTTTGATCTAACTCCAGACTCTATTGCTCAGACATTTGATGACCTCGAAGTAATAGGCGCTGCTAAAGCATCTACTAGCCACAGAAACCATCTATCTAACCTGTTGGATAACGTAGTAAGTCCAATGATCGCTAGACTAGGACCATTCCAGCTACAGATTCGTGAAACAGCACAAGCAGCACAAGGTTGGTTAAACAATAAACAAGTATTCATTGAAACCAACATTTCTCGACTGACTTCTAACCTAGAGATGTCTACTCAGGAAATCTATGCTCACGAGTTGATTCACGCAGCTACTAAAGCTGGGATTGCTGATCCTAGAAACGAACCAACTAGACGAGAACTAGAGCGTCTTCAAGACGAGGCTAAGACTCATTTAAACAAAAAGTACAACGGTGAAGGTTGGCGTGTATTCCTTAAGACAGATGCTGCTGGAAACATCTTGTATCAAGTATCTGAAGCTGAAGAAATACGTGTAGCTAAAGACCAGTTCGATTACATCTTTAACGACACAGATGCAGTACGTGTCTCCTACACAGATGCTGATGGCAACGTTAAATACACCAAACAACGTAGAGCACTCCTAGAGTTTGTAGCTATTGGTTTAACCAATGAGCGTATGCAAGATGCTCTAAAAGATATGAAGTTCACTAAAAATAAAGTGGATACTGCACCAACATTCTTGGGCAAACTCGAAGCACTGTTCCTACGCATAGTAGAAAGTTTGTCTCGTAAACTGCAGCGCACTACTACTTTGTCAGGTGACCAAGCTCTTCTGAATATGGTTCAGGAAATGAACCGTGCACACACTAAGAAACGCTACGTTACCGAATCAGTAATGAACCAACTATCTGCTGGTAACAGCAAAGTGCGTAAACGTTGGATGCGTCATATCCTAGAACCACTAGGTCGTTTCAACTACAAGATGCACGTTAAAGCTGCTGCTCAGGACGGTAAATTAGCTGTAGCAATGCAATTGGCTACTATCGGAGCAGGTACAATTCTTCCAGTACATAACGTACCGGGAGTAGATCCAGAAGCATTCACAAATGCAATTGAGTCTGTACGTAGACGTCTACATCGTGCTAAACGTGGTCTTGCGTATGAAATACTACGTCAGATCGTTCCTTCTCAAGACCCATACATGAAGTCTCTAGAGTGGATGCATCTGCAGTCTAAGAATCTACTGGATACTGCTCGTGAACGTGCAATTGATGCTATTCGCTCTGACATTCAAAATGAGTTTAGAACGACACTATCAACCAAAGAGTATGAAGCTCTCACACTTGGCTTATTACAGACAGATGTCAGTGTTCTATTTGATAAGCTGACTGCTACTAACGCTAACCAGCTAGTACGTCTGTTGAAGAACATCAACAATGCTCGTACTGATGAAATCAATATGATTAAACGTCAGCTCAAGAGCATGTACGGTGTTACAGGCAACTACTTTATCAACCAAGCTAACTCTCTTGGTCAATTAATGACCACTGGTAAAGCTCGTGTTGCTAATACTGGTATGAACGCTTACGTAATAGCCAATGGCACACTAGTAGATAACTTCAAACCAGTAACTGAAGTACAAACAGCTGAACAGCTAATAGACAGACTAGCCACACTATACTCAATCGAGTACTTAACATCTGATACTCAGAATATGGTTTCAAATGTTATCCAACGTGAGTTCCAAGAAGGTCCTCAGAAGAACGGTGTTGCTTTTATGTATGCACTACATAAGGCATTCAAAGAAGAATCTCTAAACAAGAACTTCGATAACAACCGTATCATGATGACTAAAGGCTACGTTAAGCAGGTATTCAATACCCACATCGAAGTACGTGTTGGTTATCTATCTGACGAAGAACAAATGCTTAAAGATAACTTTATCCGTATTGGCGAAGTTGGTTTTGACTCTGCAGATCCTGAGAGCCAGAAACGCTACCTGTACGTCAATGACGCAGCAGGACTAGGTCGATACGATAAAGCAATCTTGTCTATGACAAGTGAGCAAGTTAAAGGTTCTTCTATTCGTAATGGTCGTCTAGGTAATCAGAATCCTGATGAATACTTAAACAACAGCCGAAATGTACGTGAGATCAAGGTTAAAAACCAAGCACGAGTAGCTAGACAGTTTGCTTCTGATAACCACGTAGATACAGATCCAGCTCTGATGGTTCCATCAGTAGATGAGAAGGGTAAGATCCATGACTACCGTTACATCATGAATCAGCTGACTCGTATTAACGTGCTAGAGCAGAAGCTAGAAGCTCCAGATATTCTGGCTCGTATGTATGCATCTATTAAAGATAAGACAGAGACTAAACGTATTAACCACAATACGTTTGACGCTATCCATGCAGACTTTGTGAAAAACTTTGCTAAGTTCCCTAGTGATTTCACTAAAATTACTGCTGATAGTACTGACCCAGAGGTACGTGATATGTACCGTCTGATGCCTAAAGAAACTCGAATTTACGCTGAAGAAAAGTTTGGTGGGGATATTTGGGTAAGAACTGAGGCACTAGACATTATCTTCGGTAAGCGTAGATTCCAGATTGCTCGGAACAGCTATCCTAAGATTGTCCGTATTGCGGAGGAGATTTGGAAGGAAATAGTAACATTTGCTAAAACCAACATTGTTATTAAGAACCCTGCTGTAATCACAGGAAACATCTTGTCGAACACTTTTGCTGGATTGCTACGTGGTGTTCCAGTTGAAGAGATGATCAGAGGCCAGCTAAGAGGCATTAGGCTGCTTAACAACTATCAGAAGGATCTGACTAGGTTAGAACGCTTAGATGCTCGTCTGGAGGCTCTGAAAGCCACTGGTGAAGACACTACTGATGTACGTGCACAAATAGCTACAATCAAGTCTCGTTTAGATAACTCTGAACTGAAACCATTGATTGATGCTGGTTTGTTCCAGACCATCGTAGAAGATGTAAACGTACAAGCCGACTCTGATGGTTACATCAAAGAATACTTTGATAAGTACAAGATCAAGATGCCAATGTTCCTTCAAAAAGAAGAAGTGTCTGGCAAGATCAAGACAGGTATAGACTGGGCATTCATTACTCGTGATACAGGTGCATTCAAGCTACTAATGAAAGGTACACAGTACTCTGACTTTGTGGCTCGATACGCTATGTATAACTACCTGACTAAAGAAGCACCAGCTAACCGTAGACTATCTAAAGACCGTGCATTGCGAGTTATCTTGGATATGTTCATTAACTATGAACTGCCAACTAACAAGTACCTACAGTACTTAGATGATATGGGTCTGTTGATCTTTTTGAAGTACCCAACACGAATAATTCGTGCTCTGTACAGTGCTTTCAAAGACAATCCACTAAACGCACTAACTCTAGTAGCGATGGAAACTGCGTTAGATCCAGAGACGCCATTGGATGCTAGTTTTGTAGGAGCTTGGAGTCCGTTACGTGCTGCTGATATGACTATCGATAGTGCTAGTACTGTCCCAATTACAAACTGGATTCCATAACAAGAAAGGGGAGCTTATTGCTCCCCTTCTTCTTCATCATCGTACATTAACAGTTTAACAAACAGATAAGAGCAGCCTATGACTACTATGGTTGAAAATACTATTGTCAGTAACGGTAATGAAATTACTAGGACTAGTACGGAAGCAGCTACCAGCATCGTATAGATGACTGTTTTTATAGCTTCCATAAATCACCTATTTAAATGGATTGGCTGATTTCTTAGCTGGAGCTGGTTTAGCGTCATCAGTAATACTGTTTCCACCAAACATAGATCCAAGAGTTTTCTTACCAGTGATAACAGGCTCAGAAAATACTTCTTCGTCTTCTTCATCAACTGGATCAACAACTGGATCAGTAACCGTTCCAGTAATCATCACCTTAAGTTCTGGCTTATCGAACTTATCCAAGTCTTTTTCCATTTGGGAGTAAGTATTTTCATACTCAGCCTCAGTATCTGAATGATCTTCAGCTACAGGCGTCATATCTTCTACTGGCTCTACTGGTACAAAGACATTTTCATAAATTTTAGGAGCAGGAATTTCTGCACCTACTTTAGGTACAATGGTTACTTCTGCAGTACCACTGTTACCTCTACGTCCACCTCTGACAAAAACTTCTAGTTCCACATCATTAGGTAGACCCCTACGTAGCATATATTCTTTAACGGCTACAATTACGTCATCTGGCATCAGCTTGATTTGCATAGATGGACTCCACAATTTTAATTTCTACTCTGGGATTAGTTGGATCAACAGATCCGAACTTATAGAGCGTTTGAATAATCGTGTGATAGTTGTCGTCTGACAGACACCCATATTCTACTAAAGCATCTTCAAAGAACTTTTGATGAATGCTTAATACATTCCCAATGTCTGTTCTTCTTTGTGTTTTTGGGTATAGTGTGTATGTCAATACGACTGGGGGTTTGAGAGTTAGACCCTGTAATTGCAGGGCTAACTCTTCTTTATACCGCTGCTTAGCACTATTCAATACATGATAGTGAGCATTCCTGTAACCATTCAGGTTCAAGATAAACTTCTTAGATTTACTTGTAGGAACGCTTAAAGGAGCAGTAATCCGTATCACTTATTAGCCGCCAAACAGTTTCTTAGTAGTAGAAGCTTCTTTGGCAGGTGCATCAGAGCTAGCTGCTGCAGGAGCAGATCCTGATCTAGTCTCACCTTTCTTACCTTCAGACTTATCACGAGTCTTACCAGTATTAGCTTCACTCCAAGAACCAAAATACTCAGGCTCAGTTTTACCTTTACGGATTTCAGATGTAGTCATCTTATCGCTGGTACGGAATACCTTATCGATTTCATTGATGATACGAGTTTCACCAGAAGGTACGTAGTTACCAGATGAGTCTTTAACACGCTTATCTTCAATAACACGCAGAACACCCAGAGTAACTTCCTGACCCAATAGATCCATGATCACTTCTTTCTGCTGAGGAGTATTCTTCTTAGCATCATAGTCGTACAGTGACAGGACTTTGGTTTCAGTTTCCAGCGTATTAATCTCTTCACCTACTGTGAGTAGTGCAATAGAGTTTGCTGTGCTGAATCCGGGAAGAGGAATCTTTTTACCATCACGAATGTAGTAAGGAAGACGACCTTTAGCTTCACCAGATGTAATGTAGATAGTCTGGTTTAGAGTCCGACCATCTTGTGCTTTAAATACAAAGTTCGCACTAATAGCACCACTAGCTGAGCTATCGATGTAAGCAGTATCAATGACTACGTCATAGACACCTGATTCAAATACTCGTGGAAGGGATGATGTAGAGCGATCTACTTCTGTTTCCATATCATTAGATACGGCAAGGGTTTTTAAGATAGACATAAGAAAATTCCTATTGGTCTGTTACTAAAAATACTATTCGTTATACAAATAGTGGCTTAATTATCGTAGTACTCATGAAGACGGTCAACAACCAACTGGATGTTGTTATCGATGTACGTCTCATTCTTGGTCCACATTTTCAATGGTGAACGAATACGCTCGTTAACAGTCTCCTTGGTTAACATAGTCTGGAAGACGTACTTGAATCCAAGCGCTTCTTCTTCAGGAGTAATGTTCAGAAGATCATTCTCATAATCTTTTAGCTTTTTGATTGGCATCTTTTTCGTACTAATTACAGTACTGAAATAAGACTCAATACCTTGGTTCTTTAGAGCACCTTTAACAGGAACCTGAGTCTCCATCACCATATCTGACTCATTCAGAGTATCCAGAGTATGGGCTGTAAAGATTACGTTAGCAGGTGATTTAGCCACATACTGCTGCATCAATCGTTTCCAGAACTGTGAATAGTCTGACCATGCTTTCATGGTGTTAGCTGACTTCAACACATGCTCTGACTCAAACATATCCATAAGATAAGTCTGGCTATCAACTACAATAGTATGAAAGTTACCAGTTGATGCTACGTGGTCAAATGCCTCGTACAACTGATATGGGTCAGTCACAATCTCTTCATGGAACTTGCTACGGAATGGCAATTTCTTGCCACTCTCGCAGTTCAGGTACAACACACCTTCTGGATTAGTAATATCCATCAGGCATGCTGATTTACCTGTAGATGATTTACCTGCTACTAGTACTAAATGGTCATTTTGCATAAGTTTTTACCTCTCTATACCGAAGCAGTGTGCGGAGCACACTACCTCTTAGGATTATCTCGTTTGTTGATTTCACGCATAGCTGTAATAAGTACAGTACGCTCTAGCTCATCTGGTGGCAGTGGACTTTTCAATCGACCATTAAAGCTGTGAACAGCTCCTTTGATAGAATCAAAGCTGTAACCACTGTCTACGAGCACATACACATACTTAATCAATGTATTGGATCGAGAACCAACAGAGGCATTAAGCAAGAACCAACGCTCTAGATTACTCAGTGCAGCATTATCCAGAATCTTCTGCTGCTGTTCTTGTTGCTTACGGGTATCAGGAATAAACATCAATGCATCAAGCATACGTCCTTCCTGATAGTGGTACTCACCAGCATGCGATTCCCATTTACGAGCAATATCTTTGGTTTGGGTATCCACATCAAATGGAAGCCAATCAAAGACATTCTGCATAAACTGACGGTGAGTATCTGGATTCAATTTAACTAAGTGGCTCAGAGGCATAATGATACGGTAACGATCACCATTGCCATCTTTCTGATGACGCTTAGTTGTAGCAAAGAATGCTGTGTAATCTTTAAGCAGAGTTTTAGCTGTCTTAAGCGGAGTACCATCATCTACATCCAAGATCAGTAAATTGAATCCGGGGATAGCATGATCGCTATCACGGTAACCATCTTCAAAATCATGAGATGTGTAATGGAATCCGTCAGCACAAACTAACTGATGCAGCTGATCAAATCTTGGCTCAGCATGCTCGTAGTTAACCGTAATATCTTCTGAGTAAGAAACTTTGAGCTTATTAAGATCAGTAGTCTCTAGGGTTTCACCCTTAAAGAACTCAATGTTATCTGCATAACTAGTACGGATAACAATATCGTTACGGTAACCCCAAGCCATAGCTTGAGTCATAAGATCTTTACGGTAGTTAGCAGAACCACGATAGAACGGAAGATCTTCCATCATATCTACATGGGTTACTTCAGTACGTTGATCTGCTAAGTATCTAGCAATACGTTCTGGAACTTTAGGACGAGCCAACAGTTCACGGAACGAATCACCACACTCTTCAGCTAACTTAATAGCAGCTTCTAGGTTTTCTGAAGTAATAGATTTATTACATTCAATAAACGCATAAGCACCTGCTAATTTTAGTACCTTGTAGTA